CTCTTGAGTTGGGAGAGCTTAACCCTTGTCAATCCAGTGGAGTTCATCGTGCTTGATTTTTCCGAGTACGTCGTCTGCTACGGCTTGCAGCCAAAGGTAATCGTAGTTCGTGGCGTATCTGGTGAAGCACCGTGTGTCCTCGTCGTCTTTGAGGTTGTAGTTCTTCCAGTATTCGATGCGTCGCTCTTTGGCGTAATCACGAATGTTCTTCGCGATTTCCGCGCGTTCTGCTTTTGTATAGCTCATCTCGTAGGACAAAGAAAAAGAGTGAAACAAAGAGGTACCACCCGGTGAAGTCGAAGATGCTCCACGTATCGAGGTAGCCGAGGTAGTTCATGTTTAAGGCTTGTTGTTCGCTGTTTGGGTGTTGTTTAGGGTCACAGAAGGAAACTCATTTCCCTCTGTGGAATAGTCACCAGCCAGAGTCGCAGCCATAGTCACCAGCTAGAGTTAATAGTCACCAGCCTGTTTTGAGGTCAAGAATTCGTTTAGCAGTTCAATCAACCGGTGTACGTCATCGCATTCGAAGCTGCCGATTTTGTTGCCATCAACAAAAAGGTCATAACCGTAGGTATCACAGCACCCATCGTCGCATGTGTGGTGGTAATCCTCAAGGGTTATTTTCATTTGCCTCTTGTTTGCGGTAGACAATATCTGCCCTGCCTTCGAGCCAGCCGTTAAAGAAAGAAAACCAGTCGAGGTCCTCGTGGTCTATTTCGTTCCAGCGGTCCCGCGCCCTTCCGATGAGTTCAGTGCTGTTCATCTCGTTGTAAATCCTACTGTGTTTTTACAACCGCTGAGGCGGTGCGATTTGACCTGTCTTAATTTCATCCATGACTACCGCGTCTATTGCTTCTATCATCTTTACTAATGTATCTCGTAATTCCTTAAGACTCCTTCCTAAGAGAAGGGGTTCGCCCTTCACAATAAATTCGCCCTTATCATCAAAGCATAAGTACTCAAGCGAGTAGTACGGAGGGCGGGTTGCCTCTTGAACAACCCTATACTCAATTTTCCTAGCCATCTTGTCTTTGTTTTAAGTGTTTTTACAACCGTTCAGGGTTGAACTCCTAAGGATTCCTTAGCGGTTCCTTGTGCGAGCTTCTCCGCGTACTGCCTCTCCATAATCCTTCGGGCCATAGCCATCCCCAGAGCCATCTCCGGGTTCTGTGCGTGGATCTTAATCTCGGTTCGAACCAGCTCTCGCGTAATTGAGGCGAGCATTCCTTCGTGTGTCATTGCTTGATGTTATAGGACGTAAGATAGAAATCGTGCCATATCGGTCTGGCTGTAAACTCCCCTCATATCTGGACGCGCCCGGTGGGTGAGGAGCCGAGCCTTGAGACGTTCGTAAAGGTCCTCCGTCATTTCCGAGTGCAGAATCGCATCCTCTGTAGGTGCGTCGTCCCACAGTACGGAACCTTCTTGAAGCCTCAAGAGCTCCACCCGCATATCCCATTCCGATAGTTCCATCAGTTGACCATGTGGGTTATTCCTTGTTCGTCTAGGCATTCGTAAAGTTCCGCGCGGCACCGTTCCACGATTCGGGCTTCTTCGTCGTCGTGGATTTCGTGCTTGAGCTTCATCCGAAGGTTGTACAGGTACCTACGTACCGCGGTAACAACCTCGTGTCCTTGCGTAGCGTGGTTGTACTCCTCCCACTCTTCGGGAAGGTTATACTCTAGTGTGGCTTTCATCTTTCGAAGCGTAGTAAGCCGTCCGGATCCTTTGGCCGATGGAGCGCTTGAAGTCTTCGAGGAGCCGCTCGAGGTCGCGCTCCCATTGCAGGTCTTCCTGCCAGTCGTTGAAATCCTTCGCGGGACGTTCCGGGTAGGAGGTGCTTTGAATATTCGGCATCGGTTCAGTGTTGGAAGTTTTTCAAGACGTAGTAGTACTGATATCCGCAGTCGTCGTCCTCAATCCAGTTCTCGGTCATGTAGCCGAGTACGTGGTTTTCCTTCAGGATGTTTCGCATGAGCTCCACATCGCACTCCCTCCAGTAGCCGAAGCGGAAGGTGAGCTGGTTCTCATCCCACTTCGTGATGCGGACTTGAAAATCCCCGAACGTTTCTTCGAGGATTCTGAGGGTCTTGCTATCAATTTGCATCACAGTGAGCTTACCAGACGGTCAAACTTCATGCGAACTTGGAAAAGCTCGTCGCGTGCTGCGTCGTAGCCTGTGAGGTTGTGCTCCATCAAGTGATGGTAAGACTCCGAGTGGAGCTTGAGGGCTTCGGTGAACATATCGCGAAGTTGCTCGCGCTGCTCGGGGGAAAGTTTCTGTTCCATTGTCTTGTTGTTTGACCTTCCAAAGATAGAGAAAAGTTTTCTTTTCCTCCAAATATTTCGGAGAAATTTTTACCCTTTCTCCTACTTCTCCCATGAGACGTAGCAAACTACGGCTCTCTGTTTCTCATCCGGGAACTCCCGTACCATTGTCGGGTCCCCCATGCAGCGACTGATAAACTCGCTCCGTTTCTCGCTGGATGTAGGTTTCGGTATCGGCATTGACGGTCTTTTTTAGGTTCTCTATCATTCCTCGTACGCAAGATGAGCAATTACTCGGTACCTCGTTCGTGCCGTAGGTACGGTTGTACATCTCCACCAGCATCGCGTTTTGCTCTCTGGAGATATAGTTCTCCAGCGAGTTCACAAACTCCCGAATCTCTGCAAGGTCCTCCGGCCGTACGGTAGGCCCCCACTTCCCGATAGGGCAGGACTCCGACTTCAGCGAAGCCTTCGCCGGCATGAAGCACCCGCACAGGGTCCCTCCTTTGACCTTCTTTCGCTTGAGGAGCGTTCCGCACGATCTGGTAGAGGGGTTGAAGTGCTCACAGCCCTTGCATATCTCCAGACGCGCGGCCCTTGTGTTTTGCGATGCTAACAGCATTTGCGAGGATTTTCTTGGTTCGGTGAAGGGACTGATATAGGGTAGCCGGGTGGATATCTGCCTCCCGCGCTACCTCCGAGAGCTTGTGGCCGTCGAGGTAGAGCCGGATTACCATCTTGTCGAACCACGGAAGACGGTCGATGAAGAGTTCTATTTGCTCCAGCTTCAGCGACCTTTCCATCCCGGGCTCGTACACCGGCTCCTTCCCTTCGGGGGTTTCTTGGATGTTGTAGAGGCTCTTGAACTTCCCTCTGGTGGCCTCCATGTACATCGCGGTACAAAAGTACCCCATCGGCTTCTCGGGGAAGGTCTTGTCTATCACACGGAGGTAGACGTGGTTCACAAGGTCGTGCTTGTCCGCCGTGAACCTTCCCGCGATTTTCAGCAGGTACCGATATTCTTTGGTGACAAAGTCATCCCACGAGGCCTTCGAGTTCACGGAGTTCTTTCGAAAACAGGGCTATCATTCCCTGTAAATCTTCATTGCTATAACCCGCTCGCGCCTGAGACTTGATGTACAGCTCTTCGGCCGTTCCTTCTCCGTAGGTGCTGTCCAGCTTCCTTGAGAACGCGTACTGCTGGCCTCCGTTCATGTTGCACCGCTTGCACTGAAACTGAACGTTCACCGGATCCCACCGCGTCGCGAATTTCGCTCGCGTGATGAAGTGGCCCGCGTCGACTTCCTTCCAGTGCCTCCGGGTTCCGCAGGTGAAGCAGTCGGAGAATCCGTACTCGTCACACACCCGTAGGCGGACGTAGTGCGAGAACACCTTGTCCAGCTTCGCGATTAGGGCTGCCCGCTTTGTTGCCATCTTTCTCGGTCTCTGGCTTTGATTTCTTCGCGCTCCTGCGGCCCCAACTTCGGCCGGCGTGAGAGGATTTCGGCGAATGTAGGCCGAACCTCCGGGAGGGAGTCTATAATCTCCTGAAAAGACCGTGACGCGAGGGCTTCCTCTTGGATGGCTTCCTTGTAGTGCTTCTCCCGGAACTCGCACGCCACGTTTACGTCGTAGTCTCGGAGCGCTTTGCAAATCGTTGGAGTGTCCAGCCGCCCGTAGATTTCGATTTTCCCGCGGCGGATCTGCGCAAACACGTGAACCACCTCCTCGACCTTGAGCGTTTTAAACTCTTCGATGATATCGTCGACTGCTGTGTAGATATCCTCCTCGTTCGAGAACGTGTTATTGACCTTTACCGCCCGCATGAGCTGGACGAGCTCGCGCCCGAGGAGCGCCCGAAGGTAGGTGAGGTCCTCAGATTTCGCCCGTGAAACGCTCAGTCCATGCCGGTGGATTACCTCCGGCTCCCCTACTTTCAAAATGCCTTGTGAATCCCTCTCGCGTAAGGTTAACGCCTCCGTTGCCTTTGAGGGGAAAGAGACCGCGCCACCCGGCTGCGATGCTCTGGCCGATAATCCCAATTGCCGTTCGCTCATTGTTGTCTGAGAGTTTCTGAAGTGAATGTAAAGCGGTCTGCTGTGATACGTGGGACTTGTACTTAAACCCGAACTCTTTCGCCCGGTACTCTTTCCAGTTCTCCCACGCATTCGAAAAGTCGGAAGAATCGAATGGAAGAACAACCTCCTCCTTCTTTTCCTCCACCACACCACGCGCACGCGTGTTCTTTCTAGTATCCTTTAAACTACTCTTTTTAGTAGTCTTTATAGTATGTGTTCGGATTTGAACTTCTTCAGGTTCAGATTTGAACTTCTCAGAGTTCAGATTTGAACTTTTGGAGTTCAGAATTGAACAAGTTCCATTTTGAACAAGTTCAGAAATGAACAACTTCCGGCTGGATGCGTAACCGTCCCGAGAGAGGTATCCGAGGTCCAGAAGCTTCTTGATTGTCTTTCGGATTTGCACCTCCGAGGTATCGCACCGTTGCGCGAGGAATTCATTCGAAGCGAAACAATCCTTGCCTGTATCGGCGTAGGATTGAATCACCGCGAGGAAGATGCGTTCGTGAAGGGAGAGAGGGAGCGCCCAGATGCGTTCCGGGATCCAGAGACCGTGGTTCATTCGATTTGTTGCTCGGTACGGGTTACGAGTTCTGCGATCTCGCCGTAAGAGAGTCCCGAATATCGATGAAATTCCCGAATGTGCTTCAGGAACGGAGCCGGGTTCTTGCGTCCCCAGTTGTGAATACACGCTTCTGTGACTCCGAAATAGGCCGCGGCTCTGGTCAAAGTCCCGAAATGAAATCTCAGAACGGTTTGGAGTTCGGTAGGCTTTCGCATTGTTGGATGAATTGTTCCGCTTCTTCGCGGGTTAGGTTTCCGAGACGCATCAACCCAGACAGGTTTGCGAACGGGCTGGTCCTCCAGTACACCCGCAAATCCGTCTGAGTTGTTTTGTCCTGTGCAAGGGGTCGGGCCATTAACGGCTTGCGATTTTGTCGCGAAGCTCCAGAAGCCCGATAGCCGTCGATTCGATATCCTCCGGTGTTCTCGATCCGAGAGCGATAGCTTGACCTACGGACCAGCTTGCGTCGATGCGGCGCTGTGTGTCCGGAGAAGCTCCGAAGCTCTTTTGCTCCGGTCGCTGGAGCTTCCATTTCGTGAGGCCGCGCGGGTTCGGTTTCGCGTCCACGATTTCTACCTCGTCCCCGACCTTCCACGCGTCGGGCTTCTTTGCGTTTACCTCTCCGGCGCGGTTGTCCTCGAGGGTTACTTCCATGCGGTACATGAGTCCGTACTGTGACTCCCACGTTCCGCTCTGCTGAATCTCTGCAATCTTCATTGCTGTAAAGTTTTAGGGTGTGTTTCGATGAACTTGTTTAGGTGGTCGATAGCTACGTCCACGTTGTGGATGTGCCATTCGATACCGTAGGGCTCCCCTTCTGCGAGGAGCTTGAGGAAGAACGAGTACAGCTCGTTCACGTCCTGCTTGAATTCTGGTCGTTGCATTGCTGAGACAAATAGAGGGGCCGAGGCCCCGTTATGCGAACATTTTGCGGTACATGGCATCCATAACTGCGGGCTGCTGCATTTGCGCGATAAAGCGGGTTCCGTGGTTCAGCCAGTCAATCATGATTTGTTGAAGCTCCTCAGGGGTAGAGAAGGTCAAGCCGCGAGCTTGAATGAATCCCATTAGGTCCGTGAGCTGCTCGCTGTACTGGGTGAAATCGAAGTTGTTCATTTTCCGGTTGTTTGATGGCTCAAAGATAAACAATCTTTTTCCTTTCCTCCAAATTAATCCGGAATTATTTTTCTGCATAGGGCAAAAAAAGAGGGCCGCCCCACGTTTGGAGCAGCCCCCATCAAACAACAATGATGAACCGGAATAGTTCGGCGCGAATCTACTCCCCAAAGAAGGATAGCGACAAAGGGAGCACAGAAATAGCGCACAAAGCTACCAGCGGCCACGTAGCCCCTGACTCGATAATCTCATAACAGGCTGTAGACGCAATTAGACCGCCCACCGTTCGCTTCGCGGACCACCGCCGAAGGTCTCCCTTGGTCTTGAAGGCTTCGGTTAAATCTAGGCCCCTTAAAATCGATAGTATCGGGTTCACTTGTTCCGACCCAAGAATACCGCGTTCAGGATCCGCTTCGCGATATCCAAGATTGCGTCGTCCTTCTTGGTCTCCGTCAACGCCGTAAACGTTCCTAAAAAGCCTATCAGAGCCAGCAGCAGCTCGGCCCAGTTTTCTGCGAAGAAATCCCACATTTTTGCGTGTTTAAAGATTAAGTAGCCTCTCTAATAACGACCTCTATCTTCCTATTGTAGCCGTCGTCGTCCATTCTTCGCGTGGGCTTCATATCGACCCACCAGCCTCCGAGCCGCGGCTTCTGGAATCCCTTCTCTACTTCCCATCCCGCGAACCGGTCCAGCTGCTTGTAGCTCCCGAGCTTCATGTGGTGCACTACCCCGTCCCGGATGCGGCCGTACTTGTTAATCCTTTCCACTGTAATCGGGACGTGCCACTTCTGGTGGGTGTGCCCGCTGACTATCATATCTGCGTCGGGCCATTCCTTCTGGTCTATATCTACCGCAAGGACTCCCTTCGACCTAGGCGCGTTCCCTCCGTAGCCGTGGTGAAAGTGCAGCTTGTAGGTGTAGTCCGCTCCGCGCTTCCTTCCGGTAGTTTCCGTAAATCGAAAGAAGATCCACCCGGCATAGCTTCCTACGTGGCCCGCTCCTAGCAGAGCCGATAGACGGTCCAGAGGCGAGGTGCTCAACCTCTTTTCGATATTCGTCTCGTGGTTTCCGCGGCCGAAGAACTTCATCTGAGTCTTGTACTTCTTCAGGTACTCCGCCGAGTCCTCTATCACGTCGTCGAGGTACGTGATGGACTTGTACTCTGGACGTAGCCCGGAGTAGCTTCTGCGAGGGTCGTACATTCCCTGCATGAGGTCGAACCAGTCGCCAAAAACGAGAACGCTCGCATTTGTAGCGAGCGCTGTATCAAGGTGTTTTGTAAGTAGGTCCCGGTCGCAGTGGGTCGAGTCGAAATGAACGTCCGAAATCAGAAGAAACCGGCCTACCTCTCCGGGAAGCAGGCTAGGTTCTATCATGTAGACGGTGGGGTAAAGCTGCTTCATGGAGGGGTGTTAGGATTGAGCTTCATATCTGCGAACTTCTCTCCGACCTTGAACGAAGGGCACGCTTTGAGATCGGTGAAATCGTTGTGACCGAAAACCTCCAGAGCGCCATATTGCGCCCGTAAAGTAGAAACGAGCTTTCTCCACGCTGCTTCCTGTGCCGCGTTCATCGTGTCCTTCGGCTTCTTGTCCTCTACCCCGCCCACGTAGCAAACTCCCACAGAGTCGGTATTCCAGCCGATTACATGAGACCCCACCTTGTACAGCGGTCGTCCTAGCTCCACCTTTCCGTTTAAACGGATCACAAAATGGTAGCCTATATCCTTCCACCCTTTCCCTTTGTGCCACCCTTTAATCTCTTTAGCCCCGATATCCATAGATACCGGAGTAGCAGAGCAATGAAGAACGATGAAATCAAGGTTACGCATTGAAAAGAGATTTGAACCAAGTAACCGCCACCACGAATACCCCACCCAAACTCCCCCACCACTTCACCTCGAGGTCACGGATTTTTCCCTCGTGCTTGTCTAAGCTCTCTTTGTGGAAGTCGAGCTTCGTCTCTATCCGCGCGAGTGCGTCCACTACGTCTTCCAGAGTTGCCATCTATCCACTTTTTGAGCCGTTCGATATTCGTCTTTCGGTCCTGCTTCATCGGTTAATGGCGTACGCGTACTCCGGAGTAATCGTAGGACGGTCCCACGAACCCGAGATAGATAGCCCGCTCTGGTAGTAACGGAACGGCTGAGCGCAGATACGGTTGTAGAGGTTCGTGCTATACTCGGGAAAGAGGCTGGAGTTCTGGCAGAGGTAGAGGTACATCTGCTGCGTGTAGAAATTCGCGTTCTGGCGCATACGCTCGAGCTCCCGGTGGTAGTCCGTCTGAGAGATTGCCGTAGTATTTTCAGAAGACCGAATCACCAAACCTCCGTTGTCAATCTTTACGTAGAGGCTCGGCATGAGCTCTACCATAGTCCACCACGCCGTCGCTTTCCGGACGTAGTTCTCGACCAGCGTGAGGTAGTTCCCTGCGAGGGTCCCTCCGGAAATCTTCGTCCGCAGAGCGTCGTACAGGTCGGAGCCGAGATAGATCTGGACGTTCTTGTCCTGAGCCAGAATTACAGCCTGCGAGATATAGTTCTCGTCCACAGCCCCGTTGAGTTGTGTCACCCGCTTGAGATAGTTCGGGTTCACGAATAGTACTTCTGCCATTATCTCGGGGTTGTGAATTTGCGAGGTTTCAGGAATCCGCGGTTCTTCATATCTCGTGGGCGCTGAGCCACCTTGCGGTCGTTTTCTTCGAGACGGTTGTCCTTCCTTTCTTCGGGAGGGAGAGACCGAATAATCCTTTGGGCTTCGTTTACGGAGATAAGCCCGTTATCCTTCTTCAGGTACGTTTGACGCATCCAGAAATGACGGCACGAGCCGCCACCTTTGTAGAGCCAGATATCGTAGGTCTCCGCTCCTTCAGGTCCCCAGCCCGGGTTGACCGCCTGCCTTCCGGCTTGCACGATATCCTCCTTCCGGTAGACCTTCATCGAGTCTATCATTCTCCGGCAGAAGTCGCGGCTCTTGGAGTCCGAAAGGGTCGTAGGAGCGTACGCGTACCGTACCCGTACGATATCGTTGTCCTGCGAGGATTTGGCCGAAGGGTTATTTCGAAGGGCACGGGCGAAGTTCCAGAGGGCGTCGTGAGCCTCTTCGCAATTGTAGTCCACCTCCCGCTCGTCAATCAAAATCCAGTCCTCTCCGATTTCTTCTCCGCACGCCTCTAGGTACTGAAAAGCCCCGTCTAGGTTCACCTGTTCTGAAAGCAGCGTAGGTGTGGCTCCAGAAGCGTTTAGAAGGGTCTCTACCGCGTCTTCGAGAATCATTCTGAAGGGTTGCACCACCTGCTGGTCAAAAAGCTCCGCAGAGGCTTCCATTTCGCTTCCTCCACCCAACTTGCCCGCCACCATCACGCCGAACATCTGCGGGTTCGTCACCCGGTGGCCTATCATGATCTTCGCTGTGGTTTCCTCGCTGAGGAATTGGTACTGCTTGTCTGCGTCCGAAAGAGCAAACGGCTCAATCGTAGGAGCCCGGTCGGGTTCATCCGAGAATGTCATCCAGAACTTCCCCGCGTTCTGTGCTCCCGCGGCTTGGTTCTCGATATCCCTGCGGATCATGCGGCGCTCTTCGTCCGAAGGGATGCCGTTCTTGAAGTGGATAGCGAACGAGGGAGAGAGGCCGTTCTTGATATTGTTGATGTGGAAGACCGAAATCTCCTTCTCGAGCTCGATGTAGTTGATAGCTCCGATATAGTCCGGCTTCGGGTAGTAGTAGGAACCTACCGAGAACGGCTTCATGTACAGGATTTGAGTCGGGTACTCGTTTTTGGTCTCTGGATTGAACCGCGCGATAGCAGTCGGCTCCTGCCGCTTGTCCATCCAGTCCCTCGAGTAGTAGTACCAGTCGACCACCTCGTTCTCGTCGCAGAATCCCGAGCGTACGTTCTCAAACGGAAGGTGAGAAATATTCGCGATTGTGCTCCGGTCGAGGCTCCAGTTCACCTCCAGAGCGAAGCCGTTCTGTATTTTCAGATCGATAGCGCACTTCCGGAGTTCGGAATCGAGGTCCCACTGTGCTGCGAGGAGCTTCGCGTTGAGGTCGGCAGGCTCGAAACCTTCGCCGAAGACCATCATTGCGATAGTCGTGCAGAGCGCGTTGTGGGTCGGGCTCGCGTGGTAGAGGTCTACCAGATACTGCGGGTAGAGGTTGTCGTCCCCGTAGTTCACCCAGTCCCCTTGCGTACCCTCTCGGTAGGATTTGGGTACGTAGCTCGCGAGGTTCACGGACTCTACCCTTCCCGGATTTCGAGGGGCTGTTATTCTTTTACTCGTTGCCATAGAAAATCACGTTATCGTCAAGGGAGATAGTGGGCAGGGTCACAATGCCCGCGCCGGGAACCCGCAAAGTACCTTGTTCTACCAGAGCCACCACCGCGGCGTTTAGAGGGTCTTTGTTGCTGCTGGAGTTCTGGACGTACACGAAGTAGTCGTAATCGCCCGTCTTTGTAAGGAGGACGTTGTTCGTGGTGGTCGCGTTCGTAGCTACGTCGATTTTCGTGTACCGAGGGTTGTCGGTAATCACGTATCCCACGAAATAGAAGTCCTCTTGGCTCATCCTGTGCACCAGCTTAAACAGGTAGTGCGTGTACGTGTAATCCCTCGCCGCGTCCTGAAGCGTCAAGTAGATACTTTGAGTACCGCTATTCGAGTTTAAGTACAACATCTCGAGGAATTAGGTGTGCTTCGGGAACTATCTCGTCAAGGTCGTAGTTCTCGGGGCTGTACTTATAACGCGCAAACGCGCTAACATTAACCGAACTCTTTACATCTGCGACTGTTGGGGTCTGGCTCCAGAAAGGCTCGACCTTCGTCTTCTCCCACACGTGCATCCGGGAACACCCGTCGAGCCCTACGTTCCGGTCCGTCCACATCACAGGCACCTTGTCCACTATCCTCCGGCTCATAAACCGTCCAGCCCCCGAAGCGTATCCCCGAAATAGGGTCCCTTCTCGGGTGTCCGCGCGGAACATGTAGATGTTTCTCGATCCTGCGAACTCGTGCTCTGCCATGAGCTCGAGGATATGCGTCCCGCCTCCGGGAAGGATGAAGTCGTCGGAACCGAGCTGAAGGAGAAAGTCCCATTCGGCCCCTCGCATCCAGTCGAGAAGCTCGTTGTTCTTTGTCCCCAGACGCTCGTTCTCGAACCACTTGTAGTTCCACCCGTATTCCTGAGCGAGCTCCTCGTGTTCGTCCTCAGAAACGGCGATATACGGAATGAGCTCCGCGCCACCTTCGGCGAACTCCTTTTGAATCCTTTTGATCCCCTCGTAGCAGGCTCGCGTGAGCTCGAGCCGCTTCCATACGGGTATGTGTAGTGCTATTTTCATTCGTAGGTGTGGAATATAGCAGTCATATCCGCGGCTTGCGTTTGCTCCCAAATCGTGGTCCCTTTCGGCGGCGCGATATAGCCAAAGTAGTCCGCTGGATGCCGGAGTGCATAGGCACGAACGTCGAGGCGTTTCATCTGCCCGTAAACGTAGAGGTCGGCCCGGTTCCAGTCGTGGTTTGGCTGGAATTGCTTGTAGATATCTTGAGGGTAGTAAGCTACACCGGTGCCCGGGATATCTACGCGTACGTTTTCGTCGTTCCTGCGTAGGCAGTGAACCACGTTCTTGCAGTCGGTCCAGTAGTCGCGTACACGGTCGGGTACAATCTTCCCGTGATGGGTTAGAATTACGTCCCGAAACAGCTCGGAGGTAGCCACGAAATCCGCGACGTAGGTAGAGGGATAGATGAGGTCGTCGTCCAGCGTCAGGAAAGCCCGGTAGTTTCCGAACGGCCAAAAGAACTTCCCACGATCCCCGAGGTTCTTTCCGTAGTGCCATACCTCAACCTTCTCGTGTACCAGCTCTGCGGGGATAGAGTCGAACCCGTTCAAGCAAAGGAAGAGGCGGTCCACCTGCGGGAGGATGCTCTGGACCGAAAGGAGCGATTCCGGGAACCTATCCGGGAGCATCGCCATACCTGCGTAAATCATACTGCAAAGAAAAGGCCCCGCAGTACGCGAGGCCCGTTCTAACCAAAACAACCACCCTTAAGTCTCCTGCGTGTACGTGAGGTTCGTCGTAGCCGTAATGACGGGAGCGGGAACTTTCTCGCGTGAGGTGAAGGTAAGCGTGTAGCCGTGGAGGTCTCCCATAGCTGCACCCGTCACGATTGTTCCGCCGGTTCCTTCCGCGCCGTTCTTGTAGCCCATTAGAAGCTTCTCGCCGTTCATCGTTTCTACAATGATAAACAAACGAACCTTCATCAAGTCTGCAAGCTCCGCGCTCACTGCGGCTTCCATCTTCGGAATCGTAACCTCGAGCACTTGCTCGTAGAATACCGAACCGTTCTCTACGCTGGCGTTGATAGTTTGAGTAAATGAAGCGTTGTTACGCGAAAGCTCGAAGCCGTAGAAAGTAATCGCCTCGGCAGCTCCCAACAAAGCTCCAGAGGTAGGTGAAGCGGCCCACTTCGAACCGTCCTCGTCGAACGGAGCCGTCCAGAATTTGCGAACGCCACCGATGGCGTCCTTACAGGGAAAACCCCGTCCCGAAATTGTGATAGAACAAGCCATGAGTTTCAATTTAAGGACAAAAGAGAGGGGCCGAAGCCCCTCCCCTTAATCCGGGTTTCTATTACGAGGTCCGGCGGAGCAAGCCGTATGAATCGTGATCCACAACCTGCGTACCGAACGCGAACTTCATGATGACGCGGGTAACGTCGTCACCGGTTACGTCGATGAGGTCGAGAACGCGGGCTTCCGTCAAGTCCGTGAGGAGGTTCGTACCTACGTACAAGTTCTCCGGACGCGAGATGAGGAGCGTGTCATCCGGGAAACCAGCGGGAGCAACTACGCGATAGCCTGCGTACTTGTCCGCCATACCTTCAGCGAAGAAAGCGAGCTCAGCGGTTCCAGCCAGAGCGGAGAAATACAGCTGGCGCGTACCGCGGCTCATGTAGATAGTTGCATTTGGATCACCCTTCAGGGCCGGAGGGCACTGCGTCGTGGTCAACGCGAGCAACTTAGAAAGGATGTTAGCAGCGCTCAACGAAGCGGTCAAGTTGGCTTCGTAGGTCGGAGAAGCCAAGACCATTTGGCGGAGCAAGCCGTTGTACAGCGTGTAGGTAGCACCCGTAGCGGTACCAGCGTCGATGTTGTAGTTACCCTGCCAGATATTGAACTCGATAGCTTCTGCCGCACGCTTTGCAACGTACTGCCCAGCGGCGGCCTTCATATCCGCCGGAGCCGTAGCAGAAGCGCCCACCATTTGCTCAGACTCCCACGCCATGTGGAGGTCTTTGTTGCAAATCTGGTCGTTGATTTGGAGGTCCGTCGTAGACAGAGCCACATCTTCCAAAGCCAGAGCCGTTCCCGTGGTGAAGGTGCAGGTAGCCGCCTGAATCTGCGAGCCGGAGAACTTCCGCAGCTGTGCGCGGCCCCGGACGTTGTTCAGGACGGTGACGTAGTTATTCGCAATCGTGTCCGCTGCGAGGATAGCGGGAGCTACGTACGGCAGGGCTTGCTTCCCTACGTAGTTGCTCGTGATAGTGGCGTTTGCCAAGTTATACTGTTGAGACATTTCAGAGAAATTAGAGATTCATAAAGTGTGATTGGATAGCGGCGACGCGCTGATCCGTAGAGAGGTTCGTGAGGTTCAAGGCTTGACGTTCGCGGCGGGCCGGAGCCTTCGGGAGGGAAGGGGTAGCTGCCTTCGCGAGCTTCTGGATTTCGGCTTCTTTCTTTCCGAGTTCTTTCTTGAACTGCTTCGAAAGGGTCGTAGAGGCAGCCTGTACAGCGTCCTGAATCATCTGAGCCACTTCCTCGCGAGTCAGAACGTCTTCGCTCATCTTCTCCTCGTCCTTCTTGGCTTCTTCTACGGGTGCTGCCGGAGCTTCTTCAGGCATCTCCCACGTGTTCACCTTCCCGTCTACGACGGTAAACTCGATTCCGTCCTCGAGCGTGTACTCGCCGTCAGGGAGAGGGATTTGCTCGCCTTCGTCGTTAACGACGAAAACGTCTACACCTACCGCCCACTCTTCAGCGGCGGTTTGGATTTCTTGGCCACCCTGAAGTACAGCCGTAGCCAAAGAGACGGGAGCCTCTTCAGCCAGCATAGCCGAGTACTTGTTAAACAGGGCCGCCACTCGTTCTTGAATATTCATGAGAGATGGGTTTAAGCAATTAACCTTTTAAGCTTTTGATTTTTGACACGGCTTCAGAAATAATGGCCTCCAGCTCGTCTACAAAGGTCTCCGCAGAGAGCTCGGGGATAGCCGAGAGGTCCACCTTCCGAGTGAAGAACCCTTCGATACTGAAGCCCTTTACCTTTCCTTCTTTGACCCACTCGTTCCAGATTGCTTCCGAGTCGACCTTCATCGAAACCATCCACGTACCTACGGGAACGTTCAAGCCGTACATCCGCGACTTGTCTTGCTCCCCTTCCACGATCCACGACTCGATTACGGTAGTTCCATTTACGGGAACCTCGTGCTCGAGGGTCGCGCGGCTCTGGTTGCCCGCTTTGAAATAGAGCTCCATCGCTTTCCTGACCGTCTCTTTCGAGAAGTAGATGTGGAACTCCTCGTCTCCCCTTTTGCGGTAAATCGGCTTGTCAGGGATGAGGGCCGGCCCGAGGAGGATGCGGCGGTCTGCGTCTACCGTCTGGAAGTGATACTGAGCCGAGAGAGCGACCCAGTCCGTCTCAATCGCGGGCTCTTCTACCAGCGAGATTGCTTGGATGCCGTAGGTATCGGCTTCCTCGTCGATTACAAGTTCGAAAATTTCCATTAGCCTACGAGGGATGCCTGATCCCGGAGTTTTTGGTTTGCCTGCATTGAATTATTCACGTCCGAAGCAAGGACGTACGAACGGAAGCCGGACGTTTGGGAACCCTGCATGAACGAGAGGTCGAGCTGTGGAGGTCCGGCAGTTGAACCACCACCACCCCCACCCGGAGGAGGAGGAGGAGGAGGGCCCGGGCTCTCGAATTGAGATTTGGCGATAGTTGCGATTTGAGCTGCACCCGTCGCGGCTACCGTAGCGGTCTGAATGATCCGCATGATAGTAGAAGGTGTGGTCTTATCCGTGAGGGCCGTGGTGATACCTTCTGCGGTATTGATAATCGCGTTCGCAATCGCGATACTTTTCGAGAGCTTGAAGTTCCTTTTTGCCCGCTTCTCGTTGTCCTTGTCCTGCCCGTCTTGGAGAGCCGCTACGAGGTTAATCCCCGCCTCTGCGAAGTTTACAACGGCTTGCAGTTTCTTGAGCTGAATTTGGGTGTAGTCCGCCGCGAGATTGTTTTCGTTATCGTTTATCTTTTGACTGTTATCGATAATCGTGCGCGTCGTGTCGTTCGATACCTGCTGCAACCCGCGTATCCCGTCCTGAAGGGCTTTGTTCGTGTCGTTTAGAATCTTGGCTTGCTCTACGGCTGCATCGTGTAGTGCTTGTTGTCTCTCTAATTCCGCAGCAGCTCCTTCAGCTCGCAGAGAGTTTATTTTATTTTGAAGCTCCGTCTGGATCGTGGTCGATTCCTGCTGGATGTTGTATATCTCCGCCTCGAGTTCTGCCATACGCATGAGCTCTTCCTCCGTGGCTTGAGTCATCGCGGCCTTCTGGCGTGCAATCCGAAGCTCTTCCTGTGCGATAGCCTTTCGGTCTGCTACAAGTCCCTTCTCGAGAGCCGCGGCCCGCTCTGCGTCTCTAATCCTTTGTTCTACGGTTCGGTTTACGTCGTCCGAGGCCATCTTCAGCCGCTCAATCTCTGCCCGTTGTTTGGCGGTCTCCACGATAATCTCGCGCTGTGAAGCTCGCAGCCTTTGAGTAGCCTGCGTGAGGCCGTCCATGGTTTCCGTTTCGGACGCTATCTCTGCCCCTATACCTTTAAGGGCGGAAGAAGCGGTCTCGTAAGCTGCGGCAAAGTCACCCTGAAAGAACTGGACAATAGCCCCGCCGATTTTAGCCACCCGGTCCAGAAGGACGTTGAAAGTGGCTGTAAGGATATTCAAGCCGCGCTCGAGGAGTTTGGCTCCGTCGGCCGTCTGCGTGAAGTAAGCAGCGAGAGAACCCACAGCCACCACGATAGCTCCGATACCTGTAGAAATGAGGGCCACCTTTAGCAGCCCCATCCCCTGAGCCAAAGAGCGGGCCCCAGCTACCGACTTCACAAGCCCGGAAGCGAGGCCTCCGGTAAGCTGGTCTAATCCACCTAACGCTTTCTCCCCGGCTTCGCCGAGATCCTCCATAGATTTCTCCGCGTCCTGTAGAGCTTTGTCGAGTTTGGACGTGTCCGCTTTGATATCTACTACTACCTCGTTCTTCTTAGCCATGGGTCCAGAGAATGATTTTCACCAGCAGGTAACCGAGTGCGCCGTACCACCCAAAGAAGACCAGAGAAGCCAAAACCGCGTCTAGGATTTTCACCCACCGCGGCTTCCCCGGCTGCCTCAAAAGGTGGAAAGCATCGATAATGTAACCGAAGTCCTTGCACCCCTTTACTTGAAATTGGTTCATGGCTGGTAACAGTAGGCGGTAGCGTTGTCGTAAACGAATCCGTATCGCTCGCAGCAGGTGCGATTGACGGTGAAGATTCCCGATCCGGTGGAGGTCGTGAACTCAATCCTTCCCGTCCGTCCCGTAAAGGGGAGGTAGGTGCAGTCTCGAATCGTGCCGAGTATCTTCAGAAGCTTTACCTGTACCGTCCCTTCGCTCGTGGGGTCGTATCCGGAGATTTCGAGAATCCTCCAGTATGTGTTGAAGAGGTAGATTTTGTCGGACCACTCGAACGTAGAGATATCGAGCGTAGAGAGACGGAAGTGGGCGGTAAGAAGTCGAGCATCGGAGGAATAGAGCTGGTTCGCGTAAAGCTGCCAGTACTTGTTGTAGAGCGTGTCGTAGGGGTTCGCGGTAATCTCAAAGAGCGGAAGCTCAATCCCGAACATAAGCGAGTCGTCTGCTACGTCTGCGTCCTCTTTGGTATTCGTGGCAAACTGCCCGAAGAAGGGGAAGTTGTTCGAGGTCCCCGTTCCTGCGTTGTCGAGCAAGAAAGGAAGCGTAAGCTGCCCGTTATAAAAGGCTAGGCGCGGCTTCACCTCGTCTATTTCTGGCTTTTCCGGATCGGAAGAAAGAAGCCTGTGGATGTTGTAGCCAGTTCCCGGGATGTAAGAGGTAAAGAAAGGAGCGAAACCCGACTCTATCTTTTCATCTCCAGTAGCAAAGTCGTTTCCGGGGTCCAGAATCTCGTGCTGTCCATAAACGCGCTCCGAGGCTTGTATCGCTTGACTTACAAAGTCCTCCCCGGCTGAGTGCGTCCACACATACCGCTTTCGCTGTAGGTCGGAGGTAGGCGTGATGGAGAGGTCCATGCTCATATCGATTTTGCCAGTCCAGTCCTTCACGTCACCCGTAGCTATGTAGTCGTTAAACGGCTCTATGTAAATCTTCTTCGGGTTAATCTTGTCCGGGATGAATACGAGGTTGAAACACTTTTGAAGCCCTGCGATAAAATCGATTTGGCGCATCTTCGGGAAGTTCCTCGCAGTATCCAGCGTAATCGAAGAAAGGAAGCCGCCGTATCCTACTTTCCATGAGGTACCTCCCAGTCCTAGGATGCCGTTCGCCGCTCCGCGAAGGAGAGTAATATTTCCCGCGCTGGTCTGTACCTGAACCTTCCACGTGCTCGTCGATGCGAGAGTTACCTGCAAAGAAAACCACGTATTGGTAGGCGAGGTTAACCCGCTAGCAATCGTGTAGTGTGTAGTCCCGTTCGTGAGCCGGAAGGTAGCCGTAGCTCCTGCTGTGGCGAGGGTGAAGTTAAAATAGAAGTCTAGCTGGTATACCCCTTCGAGCGGAACCGTCCACGTAGGGCTCACGAAATCCGCGCCCGTGTCGTAGAAGTTTCCATTCTCCTCATAGCTCACATCGGTAAAGGTGGTCGGGGCTGTAATCGTTAGGTCAGTCGTGCGTCCTACCCAGAATTTGAAGTCGAAGTTCGTTGTGAACTTGTTGAACTTCCCGCCGCTGTGGAGCATCATGTACAGCGTGGTCTCCAAGTTGGAGAAGTGCGTGCTCTCGTACGTAAATCCGGCTGTGGTGAAGATTTTGTCTAGAACGCTTTTTATCCTAATGAACGGCGTGCAGTCGGCAGGATAGAGTTTGGTCGTGGCCGGGCTCGTAGTAGAGGTCCAGTTGCGCCACTTGTCCACGATGCCGTACCGGATTTGACCAGAAAGGAGCGTTCCGGCCCACGAATTAGTGACCGCGGTATAGGTAAGCGAGTGGTCGAAAGAGCTCCAGTCTAAATCCGAAAGAAGATCCTCGCCGATGCTCTTCGCTAGGTCGGCTTGTTCCCCGAAGAACGCGAGCTCCACATCTACGAACCGTCCTTTCTGGACGAACCACCCTTTCACCTGAATAAAGCCCGTCATAATCGCCACCCCTCCCTCCATGAGCCGGGCAGGTATCTTCGCTTTTAAGTCGTAGGAAGGTACCTGTGAGAGGTCGTACGGCCCGAATACGTCCTCGTTCGTCTTCGTGAGAGGTACGCGGAAGGTCTGCGAGTAGTTCGAGGTAGGAGAATTGACCTTCGTGATATCCGTAAACGAATAATTCAGGTTCACAGGCTCGAACTCGTAGAGCTCGACGGGCTTCCACGTAGTCCGATAGGCGAGAAGGGTTAGCATCGGATTGTCTGTGCGAGTTCTACGTTCATCGTAAACTGCGTAACCTGAGAGTCTGGCGTGGTCTTGTACGGTGCAGACCCATCCGTGATGCGAACCGGGCTCCATACCCCGTCAATCTTCGCGTACACTTGGCGAGACCTTAACAGGTACGGAATGAGGTACGCATCGGCAGGGTCGAATACCCCAGAGAGCGCGTACGCTTGAACCGCGGTCTTTTGGTACGCAATTGTTTCGGGTGCGTACGAGTTGAACGTGTAGGTCGTGGCCGCGTAGTCACCGAGGATTGCTCGGTAAGTCTTTTCCTCCGTCCGGATTGTCTTGCGCGTGTAGCCGTCGAAGCGGAGGAAGTCCCACCCTCCGCGCGAGTTCGCAAAGGCTACCTGCGCTCCGCTTCCCCGAGTGCCCGGGCAGCTCGGCAGGATCTGGAGCTGGTTCCCTTCCTGAACCCCCGAAGCGTTCTGTGGCGTGATAATGATTTCCGACCACGCGGTTACGCTGTTTAGAGCGAGCACCTGGGCGGGCATCACAGCCGCGTACACAAGGAACCCGTTCGTAGGGATTGAAGCGCTCGGAAGCTGTGCGCCGTTCGTTGTATTGAGGTCTATTTGAACCGTCAAAGGAGAAGTGCCGGGTCGTACGATGAGGTACTGAAGCCGGGTAACATCCGAGACCGTGTTCGAGTGAATCGAATCCTTGTTTATGAGGGCCATAAATCCCTCATCCTCGTCCGCCGCGTACATGGTAATGATGTTGTTTACCGGAGCGCGATCCGTGAGCCAGTACTTCTTGGTGGAGGCGGTCCCGAAGTAGTCCGAGAAGGAAGGATGCAGGCCGGCCGAAACTTGCTCGTACCCGTCCGTGACGTAGATATTCTTCGAGGCTTGATTCAGGGCCTCCGTGCCGGTGTATTCTCCGATTTTTACCGTGTACTTGTTCAGCCCGGTATTCGCGCGGGTGTAATAGTTCGCGCTGTAGTCATGCAGGAACGTGGTCGCCAAATACACCGAAGGGTCCACCTTCGTCCGTCCCTCAATAATGCGGGAGAGGTCGAAGTGGGCGCGGTTATTCGAGTTCGGTTTGAGGTAGTATTTCCCGATCTCAACAGTGTTCTCTTCTACCTGCACGATGAACGCGAACGTGTCGGTAATCGTGGCAGATGTTTGAAGTGTGTAGATGAGAGGTTGCCCAGCCGGGTAGAACGTCTCCGTAGGGTTCGAGGTAAATGAGGCGGCCATGTTATTTGGGCTTCACAGTAAGAGTCACCGGGCTTGCTGTAGCTACGAGTTTCCGAACGAAATCCTCACCTACCGCTTGAGCGAGCTTGTCCCCTTTGCGGCGAATAGCCCAGTCGTACCCGTTGATGAAATAACGGAGCGGTGTGATTCCTTTACGCTTGATGCCCCGAGCGATGAGGAACGCGGCCGAGTTCAGCTTCGCCTCCGTAGGCTTGATGAACGCTCCCGTCTTCGGATCCCTGAGACGAATCGGCTTGACCTTCATCCACGCGCGTACCGCTTCGGTAGGAGGTTGCTTCGTAGTAAAGGAGAAAGGGGAGCCGTGGCGTACCTGCGTCCCGTTCACTCCCCAGTGGACGAAAGAGGCGTAGCTCGAAGCTTTCCCTTTCGCGTAGAGCTGAATCTCCGAGACTCCGGTCTTCCCGAAACGGAACTTGAACGCGAGCGATCGCTGGAGGGTCCTCGTGGCTACGCCGTAGTTCTTGTTCTTCCCGATGCGTTTCGTTCCGAGCTCGCGCTTCGACGCGTCGAGCACCTCTTGAGCGAACTCCACCCACAGCTTCGAAGCTTCCTTGCTCATCTTACAGGCTGGCTAGCGCGAGAAGAAAATCTATAACGGTAATAAAGCCGTCGCCGTTGAGGTCGAGTCGTGCGTTGTACGGCGGCGGCATTCCGGGCCCCAAGTATTGCAGAATTTGCAGGAGCTGGTTCATCGTCCTTGACCTTTGTAGGTCTTCTTGTAGAGCTTAGAGCCTTTGTGGGTTCCCTGCTTTGTCTTCGCGTGGACTCCGGGCCGCGAAATCTTCCGCTCAATTCGAACGGGTGCCGCTTGTGCTTTAGCCTTCGCCATCATTCAAAGATGCCCACGGTTCGTACGTTTCCCAAGCCTCATTTTTGGTGTACGCGGCGGCT